CTAAAAAGGTGGGAGGGAAAACCCTCCCGGTGGTTAATTAAATAGTTCTAATTGTGGGCTGTTGTGGTCACGTTGCTTTCTCCACATGTAATCCGCATGGTTCATCGTAGCCAATACTTCTGTGGGTTTGTTGTTACGTCGTGCCCAGTTAGCATTTTCTAGTCTCTTTAATTGAAACAAAGGGTCAACCTTTCCTAGCTTGTTGTGTCGCTTAACCCTTCTCATTTCTAACCTTGCTTTAGCAACCATCTTGTCAAACATCATCTCACTAATAACAAAGTAAAGAGATAATACAGACAAACCAATTAATAAAACAATGCTAATTAATTCATAAAGATCGTAGTTCATTTTAAAGCTCCTTATTTTTTGTTGTTGGTATATATGAGAGTGTATGTTTTGTATAAAGTTCCCAATATTTAAAACTTTTTTAAGTTTTTTTTAACTTTTTTGGGGGGTTAGGGCATTGTTTTTTTGCTGCATTGCAGCAGGGCACGGGTACCCGACCACCCCATCTGTGTCAGGAGGGGGGGGCATATATGTGTATATTAATCTGCACAATTTATCAAAAACATTCTCAAAAAGACCCCCCCGTCAATTAAATAGTTGATATTCCGTTTTTTGTTATATATTATGTAGTTACATGGAATTTCTTCACATTGACAAGGACATGGCGATACCGACAAAGAATCACGAGTATAAAGATACTTATGAGAAAGCTAAAGTAGCTTGCCAAACTGCATTGACATTAAATGCTAAAGGTATGCCGATTGAGGTCGATACAGAAGATGAACTCTTTGCACAGAGCATCCTAAAAAAAGATTCACCACTAAAAACAAAAGAAATATTTAAGCCCGGAGCTGCTATCAAGCTCGGAGCGATACTAACAGAATACGACATGCAGGTAGCGAAAGACGCAGCCCAGTTAAGGACTGTTGCTACTAATAAATTAATAGAACTCATGTCTGACCCAGATCCTAAAATACAAATACGTGCTATAGAACTTATAGGTAAGATTGCAGACGTAGGATTGTTTGCTGAACGAACTGAGATAACCATAGGTACTAGGAGCACAGAAGATTTAGAAAAAGAATTATTTAAGTTAGTAGGTGACTATATAGATGTCGAAGTCAAAGAAGTTACGGAATGATAGAAGAACTAGAGCGTGATAAGATCTTAAAAGCAATTCCAAACCTACCAGTGGAGAAACAAGACACTGTAAAGAAGATTTTGGAAGAACTTAACAAAAGAAAAGCCAAGACAAAATCACAAAATGGTTTCCTTGACTATGTCAAGCATATGTGGCCTGAGTTTATTAATGGCAGACACCACAAGATTATGGCAGAAGCTTTTGAAAGAGTTGCTAAAGGAGAACTAAAAAGATTAATTGTGAATATGCCACCCAGACATACTAAGTCTGAGTTCGCTAGTTATTTGTTACCATCGTGGTATCTAGGTAGATTCCCTAATAAAAAAGTCATTCAAACCTCACATACAGCAGAATTGGCTACAGATTTCGGTAGAAAAGTAAGAAACCTAGTGGATAACCCTACTTACAAAGAGGTTTTTCCGAATGTATCGCTTCAATCTGACTCAAAAGCCGCAGGTCGGTGGAATACTAGTCATGGTGGTACTTATTTTGCTATCGGGGTGGGGGGAGCTGTAACAGGTAAAGGTGCGGACTTACTTATTATAGACGACCCTCATTCTGAGCAAGAAGCTGTTTTGGCAGAAGTGAATCCTGATATATACGACAAAGTATACGAGTGGTATTCTTCTGGGCCTAGACAGCGTTTGCAACCGGGCGGAGCAATCGTGATTGTGATGACTCGCTGGGGAAAAAGAGATTTAACAGCTCAAGTTGTAAAAGCTTCTGTTCAAAGAGGTGGAGAAGAATGGGAAGTTATTGAGTTTCCTGCGATTATGCCAAGTGGTCAACCACTTTGGCCTGAGTTCTGGGACTTAAAAGAATTAACTGCTCTGAAAGATGAACTACCTGCTCACAAATGGTCAGCTCAATATATGCAAGAGCCTACAGGTGCTGAAGGAGCTTTAATTAAAAAAGAGTGGTGGAAAGTTTGGGAAGGAGATAGACCCCCAGCATGTGATTATATTATTCAGTCTTGGGATACGGCTTATTCAAGAAGCACACGTGCTGACTACTCAGCATGTGTTACGTTAGGTATCTTTCGCCGGGACGATGAAGAAGATAACTCACATGAAAACCAGATTATTGTATTAGATGCGTTTAAGGATAGACTAGAGTTTCCCGAGTTAAAGCAGAAAGCATTAGAACTTTATAGGGACTATGAACCGGATTGTTGTATTATAGAGGCTAAAGCGGCAGGTTCGCCTCTAATTCATGAATTGAGGAGTATGGGTATTCCTATACAAGATTATACACCAACCAGAGGAAATGACAAGATTACCAGAGTCAATGCGATTGCAGATTTTTTTGCTTCTGGAGTGGTATGGTACCCACAAACTAGATGGGCAGAAGAAGTGGTAGAAGAGTTTGCTTCTTTTCCTGCGGGTGAACATGACGACTTAGTTGATGCTACAACACAAGCTTTGTTGCGTTTTAGACAAGGTGGACTTGTACGTTTAGCGTCTGACGAACCCGATGAAGTTACATATTTTAAAAGTCCAAGACGGGCTGGATATTATTAGGATAAATCATGGCTAAAAATAGTATAGAAAAAAGTTTGTATTCCGCACCAGAAGGCATATCTATGGAAGATGCCATGGAGCCAGATGTGCAAATACAAGTAGAAGACCCAGAACAGGTAACTATAACCACAGATGATATGCAGATCATAATTGATCCTGATGCTGATGTGGGCACAGGCATAAAAGAGTTTTCAGCAAACTTAGCTGAATATCTGGACGAAGAAGAATTAGTTAAAATATCTGAAGATTTAGTATCGAGTTTTGAAAGTGATAAAGCTTCAAGAAAAGACTGGGAAAAAACGTACAGAGATGGTCTTAAATTACTTGGACTAAAAATTGAAGACAGGAGTGAACCTTGGACGGGAGCATGTGGTGTCTTTAACCCCATCTTATCAGAAGCTGTTGTCAGGTTTCAAGCTGATGCAGTTATGGAAACTTTTCCTGCACAGGGGCCAGTAAAAACACAAATCATAGGTAAACTTACTAAGGAGAAAGAAGAAGCTGCCAGACGTGTCAAAGATGACATGAATTATCAACTTACTGTAAAAATGGCAGAGTACAGACCTGAGCATGAAAAGATGTTATGGTCTTTGGCTTTAGCAGGAAGTGCATTTAAGAAAGTGTATTATGATCCTGCGTTAGAAAGGCAAGTATCTATATTTGTACCAGCAGAAGATTTTGTTATTTCATACGGTGCATCAGATTTAAAAACCTCCGAACGCTATACACACATCATGCGTAAAAATGCAAATGATGTAAAAAAATTACAAGTAGCTGGTTTTTATAGAGATATAGATTTACCAGAGCCAGAAGAAGTAAGTCCAGATTATTCTGAGATACGTCCAGACAGTGATGAGGCTAGTGTTGTTACAGATGATCGTTATGTGATTCTTGAAGTACACGCAGACTTAATTATTGAAGGCGACCCACTAAAAAGTGAAGATGATATAGCTGTTCCATATGTAATAACTATTGAAAAATCTTCTGGAGAGATTCTATCTATTAGAAGAAACTGGGATTCGGAGGATAAAGCATATAAAAAGCGTATGCATTTTGTCCATTACATCTATATTCCCGGCTTTGGATTCTACGGATATGGTTTAATTCACTTAATTGGTGGTCATGCTAAGTCAGCAACCTCACTTTTACGTCAATTAGTGGATTCTGGTACGTTAAGTAACCTTCCGGGGGGTCTAAAAACACGAGGATTACGTATAAAAGGCGATGATACGCCTATTTCTCCGGGAGAATTTAGAGATGTGGATGTTCCGGGGGGTAAAATTAGCGAAAATATTACATTTTTACCGTATAAAGAGCCTTCTCAAACGCTTTTAGCCCTTATGAATATGATTGTAGAGCAAGGAAGATCACTTGCAGCAGTTGCAGAGCTAAAAATATCCGATGTTAATAAAGAA